CAGCTCTTGCAACCACAACCACATGAACAAACCAAAATGCCTCCCAAAAGGAGACTCATGGACAATCCAGAAGATATGGATGACCAAAGTTCCACAGATAGGCCCGACCACATGCCCAAGCTACCAGGAACGTTTTTACAGTATACTACTGGTGGTACGGATCCCCATCCAGGAATAGGCGATGAAAGGGATATCAAGAAAAATGCTCTTGCATTTCTTGATCCATCTCGACGGGAGAAGTTCCACAGTGTCACACCAAGCCTGGTATTCTTGTGTTTATTGATTCCTGGGTTGCATGGGGCTTTATTATACGGTGGTGTGCCTCGTGAATCATATCTTTCAACTGTTATTGATCGCGGGGGAGAGCAATTGATTAAAGTGGGTCGCTTTTACGGGGAAAAGCTGGTTGATAGAGAGCTCACTGAACTCGAAGTTTCCTCAATCTTCAATCATTGTTGCTCGTTACTGATTGGTGTGGTGATTGGTTCTTCTGCAAAAATCAAGGCTGGCGCTGAACAGATTAAAAAGAGATTCAAAACATTAATGGCATCACTCAACAGACCCTCTCATGGAGAAACTGCCACACTTCTTCAGATGTTTAATCCTCATGAAGCTATCGACTGGATTAATGGTCAACCATGGGTTGGATCCTTAGTCTTATCTTTAATTACTACAGACTTTGAATCACCCGGGAAAGAATTCATGGATCAGATCAAGCTGGTTGCCAGTTATGCACAAATGACAACATACACTACAATCAAAGAGTACCTTAGTGAATGCATGGATGCAACACTAACGATTCCCGCAGTAGCATATGAGATCAAGGAGTTCATTAAGACTTCGTCAGATCTTAAGAATGAACATGGAGAGTTATTCAAGTACTTGGGTGCGATTAGGYATCCTGATGCAATCAAATTAGCTCCGCGAAACTTTCCAAATCTTGCGTCAGCTGCATTTTACTGGAGCAAAAAGGAGAACCCAACAATGTCTGGTTATCGAGCGTCGACTATACAACCAGGATCAAGTGTCAAAGAAGCACAGTTAGCAAGGTACAGACGTCGCGAGGTTTCGAGAGGAGAGGACGGACTACACCTTTCAGACGAGATTGCAGATATAATGAGAATGATAGGAGTTACAGGACTTCAACCATAACATGAACATCTCTATAAAAAACCATATCTCAATGTAGAGATATCCCAAAGGAATGAACTCAGACCTACAGCTGACTCTGTTAGAGCTGATACGTCGTCTTAATGGCATTACGGYCATCGAGTCTGGTGGACTCCCTCGAAGAAGAGGAAGATCCGCAGACAGTACGTCGCAATCGGTCGAGATCACCAAGGAGGAAGAAGATTCCCCGAGATGCATTGACCCAACCGGTGGAACATCTACTCAAGACACTGAAAAAGAACCCATCCATGATCTCCGACCCAGACCAAAGGACAGGAAGGGAGCAGTTGTCGAATGATGAGCTGATTAAGCAATTAGTTAGTGAACTTGCCGAGAACAGTATGATTGAAGCAGAGAGTCTCAAAGGTACCCTTGATGAGGCTACACAGAAGATAGAGCTGGGATTTGAGTCATTATCATCACTCCAGGTCGAAACAATACAGGCTATTCAGAAGACTGACTATGCTGACAGTATTAAGACACTTGGAGAAAATATTAAGATCCTGGATAGATCCATGAAGTCAATGATGGAAACCATGCGACTAATGATGGAAAAAGTAGATCTACTCTATGCATCCACTGCCATTGGAAATCCGAGTGCACCAATGCTCCCATCAGTTCCAGGCACAAGCAAGATATACCCAACCCTACCATCTGCCCCAACTGCCGATGAATGGGATATTCTACCATAAAAAAACCGAATCAACATGAATTCCAAACACTCTTACGTGGAGTTAAAGGACAAGGTAATTATACCTGGATGGCCTACTTTGATGCTTGAAATTGATTTTGTGGGAGGAACGTCACGGAACCAATTTCTCAACATTCCGTTTCTTTCAGTGAGAGAACCGTTGCAACTGCCACGTGAGAGAAAATTGATTGATTATCTTACTCTTGATGTTGAACCGGTTGGCCATTCATTGGTTAATGTGTACTTCCAAGCAGACGACTTTCTTGTACTGACCCTTAATTCACTGGCTGTGTACAGCAACCCGATCAAGAAGTATATGTATATCCGCCTCAACGAAGAGCAGAGCAAGCACGCCATCAATGCGGCTTTCAATGTGTTCTCTTATCGTTTGCGGAATATTGGCATTGGTCCTCTCGCACCGGACATTCGCCATTCAGGCTCTTAAGTGTAACACCGACTCGACTCCAACTTTGATTGACCTGGAAATTCGAAGACTGTGTCATAACAGAACAGAAAATGTCGTTTCATGCCAGGTCAGCTACAAAAACCACACAACATTTGAATTAAGCGCGCAACATATATCTTGCTTTAAATATCATTGTAAAACCTACTGGGGATTCTTTGGGAGCTACAGTGCTGACCGAATAATTAATAGATATTTGGGTGATGCCAGCTTGTGTGTCAATGCATCATCTGAGGATCCATTCAAGTGTGACTGGCATTATTGTTGCTCAGCAAGAGTGACAGAGATATGCCGATGCTCTAATACTAATGTTACTGTAGCAATTAGATCTTTCCCTCCTTTCATGTACTGCAGTTTTACTGATTGTAGTACAGTTAATGAATTTGATTTAAGAGCTGGTCGAGCCAACTTGAGTGACGGTAGTTATCTAATATTCGCCCCATACAATCTTACGAGCGATATTGTGAATGGAACTTTTAATGGCACGATTTTATGTAACTCTACATCAAAGGTTGTTTCATTCGATGAGTTCAGGCGCTCTTATCCTCTCAAAAATTGGACATATCAAAGTGAGACGATGAACATAACATGCTCTAACAGCAATGGCACCTGCAAAGGAAAGTCAAGAAAGAGGAGGGATTTATCACAACTTACTTATTTAGTGCATCAATTGAGACCAACTCTCAGAGATGCATGGGAGGACTGTGAAATTCTCCAGTCTCTCCTCTTAGGTGTTTTTGGAACTGGCATGACTAGCTCATCACGGTTTCTAAGGGAATGGCTCAATCATACTGACATAGTGGGATATGTTGTAAATGGAATAGGAGTTGTTTGGCAATGTAGTCGTGTTAATATCACATTTCTTCCTTGGAATGAATCAACTTATTATCCCCCTGTTTATGCTGAATCAACAAGGTATTACTTAAATGAGGAGGGTAGATTACAGACAAATACACCAGAAGCCAGGCCAGGACTGAAACGTATATTCTTCCATGATAGGTTTTACTTGGGAACTGTGGGTTCAGGACTTCGGCCTAAAAGGGTTAAATACAACAGGTCTTCTCACGACTACCATTTGACAGAATTTGAGTGGAGTTTGAATATAACTCCATCAGTAATAGTAGGGCACGAAACAAATCCAATCAACCATGCATATGGGACCCAGTCCGATCTGCTTCCATACACTAGGTCATCTAATTTAACATCGACTGATACAGGGTCAGGATGGGTACATATAGGCCTACCATCTTTTGCATTTGTTAATCCATTGGGGTGGATCAGAGATATACTTTCATGGGCAGCCTGGTTAGGTGGAATTTTATAYCTAATTACTTTATGCATCTCACTTCCAGCCTTATTCATGAGGAAGAGACGCCTCGGAAGGTGGAGGGAATAAATCGAACTGATCAATCACTTAAGAATCCACTTATAGGAACTGAGGTTGATTTTTGCCTTAACTCAAGCTTTTTACCACATCATGTTCGTGCATTGCAATTTATTAAATCAAAAAATGTAGCGTCTCGTGATTACTACACATTATTTAGAAAAATCAGACTACCTCCTAATGTTTATCCTGTTGGTGTATTAATTCGAGCTGCTGAGACAATTTTACAAGTGATTATCAAAACATGGAAGTTGGATCAGATGGAGAAACTATTATCTGCTGCAATAAGGTATGCATTAACAAACCCACGACTCCGCGCTCAACTTGAGCTTCATATCACGTTTCAACGAATCATCAGACAAGTTTCATACAGCAGAGAATCAGATGTGGGCCCTAAGAGGATAGGAGAACTTAATCTAATGTTTATTCAATCTTTGGTTGTTGCCTTCACAGAATCTGAGAGTTGTCTTATGACTTATAATCACTTCCTGGCTGCAGCAGACACTGCGAAAAGCCGATGTCATTTGTTGATTACAACGGTTATACAAGGGGCATTATGGGAGTCAGGGTCATTTCTTAACTATGTTTTTGATCTAATGGACGTGATTGATGCAATTGATCTTACTCATGATGACTACTTTACTGTTATTAAATCAATCTCTCCCTACTCCAAGGGCTTAATAATGACTGCATACAATGTGACTGTCAAGACTAACTTTGAGTCTGTCTTCCGGATTAATGAGTTGTGGCCGCCCTTGGACAATCTACTAAAAAAACTTTTAATTATTAACCCACATCTACTTCTTATGGTGCCAGCTGTTGAGAAATCATGGTATTTCCCTGAAATAGACATGGTTAGTGGTCCCACAGAACAACTATTCAAGATGAGGGCTTATGTCGAACAGCCGCAGTTACTTTTACAATATGGAGAGGAATTATTAACTATGTTCAAGGCAGAGTTCATCAAGGGATATGTCTCTAAACACGCCAAATGGCCTCCTGTGTTGTTAAGCAATCTGGCCCAACGATCATTATATAATGCAAGAGAACTTGGAAAATGGAGCCCATCATTTGATAGGAATTGGAGAATCTTTTCTGAGGTAACTATATTGAAGGTTGCAGAACTAGATCTTGACCCAGACTTCAACGATGTTGTTAGTGATAAAGCAATTATTAATGCAAAATGTGATTGGCCCTTCGAGTATAATTCTGCCGCATACAGGAAGAAGTATGGGGATCGCCTGGAACGGCCTAAAAACAAATCAGGACCATCAAGGCTTGTGAATGCTCTAATTGATGGTAAGCTAGATAATATTCCCGGTTTACTTGAGCCATTCTGTAGAGGGGCAGTGGATTGTGAGGATCGGATTACAGTATTAGTGCCAAAAGAAAAGGAGCTTAAGGTTAAGGGGCGATTCTTTTCAAAACAATCCCTTGCTATTAGAATTTATCAAGTTGTCGCGGAGGCTACTCTTAAATCAGAAGTCCTCCCTTATCTTAAAACCCACTCAATGACAATGAATTCAACGTCCCTTACCCACCTGCTCAACAAGTTGTCACAACGGATTGTGACTGGAGAGTCTTTTGTCATCAATCTGGATTACAGCTCGTGGTGTAATGGATTTAGCCCGGAGCTCCAAATGCCTTTGTGCCGACAATTGGATTTAATGTTTGACAGTGGCTACTTTTTCCGGACAGGTTGTACCCTGCCTTGTTTCACTACATTTGTCATACAGAATCGTTTCAATCCTCCACAGCAATCCAATGTRGGTCCYTTGGAAGATGGGGCTACTTGTGTCATTGGAGCAAAGACTATGGGAGAAGGAATGAGACAGAAGTTGTGGACAATATTGACAAGTTGCTGGGAAACAATTGCTCTAAGAGAAGCAGGGGTTTCATTTAATATACTCGGTCAAGGAGATAATCAGACGATAATTATTCATAGGTCCTTAGCAGAAAACAATCAATCCTTAGCAGATAGAGCATTGGGTTGTCTTTATAAACATGCACGTTTGGCAGGACATCATCTCAAGATGGAAGAGTGTTGGGTTTCCGATTGCTTGTATGAGTATGGAAAGAGGGTGTTCTTTAAGGGAATTCCAGTGTCTGGGAGCCTTAAACAACTCTCGAGAGTAACTGACTCAACCGGAGAATTATTCCCTAATCTCTACTCTAAGCTAGCTTGTCTAGTGTCATCTTGCTTGAGTGCAGCAATGTCAGATACATCACCATGGGTGTCCCTAACAACGGGTATTTGTCTTTACTTAATTGAGCTCTACGTTGAGCTCCCGTCTTCTATTATGCAAAACGAGACCCTTTTAACAGCTTTGTGTCTAGTTGGTCCACCTCTTGGTGGACTACCCACACCTGCCACACTCCCGAGTGTTTTTTTCAGGGGCATGTCTGATCCACTTCCGTTTCAACTAGCACTCCTTAAAACACTGATTGAAATAACTAGTGTTAGTGTATCGTTTATTAATCGAGTGGTGAAACTTAAGATAGGGGCTTATCCAGATTGGTTATCGTTGGTGACGGATCCAACATCTTTGAATATAGTACAAGTTTTCCGTCCTGAGAGGCAAATCAGAAAATGGGTTGAGGAAGCAATTTCAGCTAATACTCATTCTTCCAAGGTTGGAGAATTCTTCCAGCAGCCACTAACAGAGATGGCCCAATTGTTAGCTCGTGATCTATCGTCTATGATACCATTGCGTCCAAGAGATATGTCTGCTTTGTTTGGACTGTCGAATGTGTCGTATGGGTTAAGTGTAATAGATTTATTTCAGAAGTCCTCAACTGTAGTTTCAGCTAATCAGGCAATTCACTTGGAAGATGTGGTACTTGAGAGCAACAGATATAAGGAATCGATTATTGAGCGGGTTCTGGATGACTCAGAGGGAGTTGATTTGAGTCCTTACCTTGTTGGCTGTACCTATATTGCTGCTAAGAGGCTTAGGCGGTTGACATGGGGCAGAGAATTGGTAGGAGTAACAATGCCTTTTGTGGCAGAGCAGTTTGTACCTAAGGATTCAGTGTGTGCTAATGAAAGTGATTATTTAAACGCAGTTATATACTGTCCCCAAGAACCTCTTTACCTGAGACATTTGTCTGAGAGAGGGGAACAACCTTTGTACCTTGGCTCAAACACAGCTATTAAAGTACAAAGAGGTGACATCACTGGGTTAGCTAAATCTCGTGCAGCGACACTTGTTCGAGACACATTGGTCCTATATCAGTGGTACAAAGTCCGTAAAGTTCAGGACCCAAATTTATCAAAGCTTATGGATTGTTTCTTGCGTGAAAAGGGGTATACTTCAGATATACGCCCTAACATTCATGGGGGCACTCTAACGCATAGACTTCCATCCCGTGGGGACTCAAGGCAAGGGCTTACAGGCTATGTCAACTTGATTAGTACATGGCTTAAGTTTTCAAGTGACTATTTATCTACCTTCTCACATTCCTCAGAAGATTACACTATTCATTTCCAACATGTGTTTACATATGGATGCCTCTATGCAGATTCAATTATTAGATCCGGTAATGTAATTGCCAAACCTTACCTACTCAAAGCCAATTGTGAGAGTTGTTTTGAAAAAATTGAATCGGAGGAGTTCTTGTTAGCGTGTGAGCCACAATATCGGGGAGCAGAGTGGCTAATAAGTAAACCTGTGGTTGTTCCAGAGCAAATCTCTGATGCAGAAGTAGAATTTGATCCATGTATAAGTGCTGCTGTATCATTGGGGATTTTGATCGGTAAGTCGCTTCTTGTTGATATAAGATCTCATCAATCTGATATCACAGAGCAGAAAACCTGGGCTAACTTAGAGAGGTTTTCAATTTCCGATCTTCGGAGGCTTCCTTGGAGTATCGTTATAAGGTCTTTGTGGAAATTTCTTATTGAGACTCGATTACTTACATTTGAGAGGGCAGGACTCATCAAAATGATACAGGTCCATGCAGGTCCTACGTTCGCTCATATTGTCAAGGTTTTTCAAGAGTCCTCATTATTTTTGGAGACAATTCCTATTGAGCGAACACTTTCAAAAATTAACTTTAAGGATCGAATTGACCTTATTGCTAAAATAATACTACTGCCTATAAGTAATTATGAGATTGCTCGTGTGGAGGCCTCACGAATTGAAAGTAAGTATCACCATGCCTCTGAGACCAATGTAGATTTATATCTAGCCTCAGCTAAAAGTGTAAGTACTGCAGTATCACCTATTTGCAATGAAACCAATGATTTTATCTCTAAGGGGTGTCATCATGGTCATTATTCGCTGGCATCCTCAGGGTTATGTGGAAGGTCTCAGGTAATTAAAATGGCTATACGCAAGGCAGGGATTAAAGAAGTTTACCTTTGTGAGGATATTGAACTTGAAATTGCTCTTGACTTATGTCATCTTCCAGGGTTAACAGTGGTTTTTGTTCTGTCGGGTAATCCTGCTCTATTCGAAAAGGTACTAGTTCTAGATTTATGCAATGCTGTTAAAATAAGAACAGATATGGCTAAGTCACTATCGACCCACAAGCCAATGGGCATCTATATTGGAGGTATGTTTGGTCCAAACCAGTTAAGGCTCGAGGAGTTGTCGGTGGTGTCTTATGCTCATCCTTGTCTTGAAGAACTACAATATAATGTGTTCATTGGCAATTGTCATATAGACATTTCAGATATGTGTTGTCTCCCTCTGGGAGAACCTTGCTCATCACTGTATAAGCCAGTGTATAGCAGGGTCCTCAATCTTAAAGCAGCGATACTTGGAAGTTATGAGTTCTTACTTGACTTGGTTCAAATTAAGGGATTTGATATTCGTCCTCATATAGAAGAATTTGATGAATTGTTAGTTACTAGTCAAGCTGTCCTTGGCCTGATGACGTATAGATCCATTACTTATTACGTCGGACTCCAAAGGCGTCACTCGATTATTACATTTCATGAGATTTCACCTCTGTTGAAGAGGATAACAATAAATGATAGATTGCCTCATCCTTCAGCAGTTCAATTGGCTAGGTCACCTGACGTTCATGTATTCTTGTCGGAACTCCCAATTGGACTTATTAGACTACTTCAGTACACACGATAGTGTGGGTGTGTGAGCCTTGTGTACTGTAGTTGTGTGTATATGTTTGAATGTAATATATGTATATAATTTATTTTTATTGGATTTTATTCTTAAAAAACCATGGATGTGGCGGTGTGTTGCTTTGGTTTCGTT